GTAACAATAATTCCTAATGCAGCAGTGTAACCTATAGCTGCATTATCCCCAGCAGCAGTATCACCATCAGGTTCAAACGTAGCTGCAGTCATTATGCCGTCAGTATCTATTGTACCCTGAAAGTATGCATTTTTAAATTGTAAAGAAGCTGTACCTAAGTCAAGTGCATTATCCGTTTTAGGTTTTACTTCTGAAGTAGAAATAACAAGATCTTGAGCTGGCCCAACAACTAAAACAGGCCCACCTTCAGCGGCTGTACCATCATGCGTGTGACCACTTGTTCCCATAGCAGATTCAATGGCGTTAAACTCTCCATCAAAATCCGAAGCGTTAATAACATTACCATCAGCAATATTATTACTACTATCGTTACGTGTATATCCTGTTCCCATTGTTTTTTACCTTCTTGTGTTAGTACCATACTCTAAAGTTATGGCATCGAGTGAAAATGGTGGATCAGTACTATCGGATTCAAACTGAAATGAGCCAGTAAATCCTGATCCTATAAGCTGTGTTTCAAACAACTTTAAAAGTTTTCCGCTGTATACGGCTGTTGATCCAAATGTTGCTGATCCAAAAAAAGCAACTGTACCAGTAGCATTATTAAAATCTATTTGTGTAGGTTGTATAATATTTTTTTCGTCAAAGTCTAATTTTAAACTCATGTTAAACGATACACTACCTTGAGGGTCAGTATAAAGAAATGCTTTATAAAAAGTTTTCCTTGTTCTTGGATCGTTTATTGGCACAAAAGGAGTAGCAAATGTAGTTGGTATATTTTTACTATTAAAACTATTGCCCTCTTCTAACTGGTATAAGTATCCATCATTATTTGCAAATACAATTGTTTCTACGTTAGAGTAAAATCTACTATCCGATACGTAGGCTCTTATACCTCTAGTCTCTGCCCAAGCCATGTTGTCCCCACCCTGACCAGAAAACTGTGTGCCTAATACTCCCTCTGCAGATTCTTCTGTGACGTTATTACTGTAGCCAAATATTCTATACTGAGACTTACCTCTAATGAGAATACTAGAAAAAGAAGTATTGTTAGTAATTAAATTAGTCATTTGATTTTGTATTTTTTTACTGACAACAGCCAGNCCAAAATCACCTATTCTGTCTGTTCCACTTAATAATCTTAAACCTTCTGGGCCTAAGAACATAACATCGCCACCAAATTCTTGAATGGTATCTGTGTCTATACATCCAACATCTGTTGTTACAGGAGTTAATTGAAAATCACTTATGCTATTACCTGATAATTGATATATAGAAGTTTCTGTAAATATAATTAATTTATCACGAAAGACTACTAAACCTGTAATTGAACCACCTACTGAAATAGAACCTGCACCACTAGCAGCAGTAAAATCGTTATCTGTATAAGGTGCAGTAAAAGTAAGTTTATCTGCTTTGCCAAAAAATAAATGTTTTTTAAAGTCTGTTACAAAAGTAGCTCCAATAGTTTCTGCAGGAGCACCATCAAGCACTGTAAAAGTTACATTGTTCCATAATGCAGGAGCATTAGTACCATCTACTATTGCAATTTTTTCATCTGTAGCATACTTATATCTAGCAAATCTTGTTTTAGAAGGAGCTTCTCTAGCTACTGATATAAAAGTAACTACGGCATTATCTGCTGGACTACTGGCTAAGTTAGGACTTATATCCAGTGTAGAACCCCCTGAACTTACTGTAGCATTAGATGTCACAGTATATACTTTGTCTATTCCAGCTACAGTAAATACATCTCCTGCTTGAGGAGCACTGGTTAATGCGTCTACTGCTAACGTTGCACCCGACTGACTACCTGCGTTTACCAAAACAGTACCATAACTAGGAATGTTTATTTTTGTATAACCGCTACCTGCAGTAGTAAATAGATCACTATTTCTAGCTACTATAATCCTGTCTATAAAAACACCTACTCCTAATGTCAAGTAGTCAGTAGTAGTACTAATAAAAGTAATTGCTGCTCCATTAGCTGGACTACTAGCCAGTGAAGTTGACAATGTTAATGTTGCTGTATTTGTAGCTGCAACATAAGAAACACCACTTGAAGCTATCGTGTATACACCTGTGACACCTGCTATACTAAATGTATCACCTGCTACAGGCGTAGTATGTATAGCAGATATTATAAGTGTTGTACCAGATTGACTAGCTGCATTAACTACAGGAGCACCGTAAGGAGGTATTATATTAGAATCGTATTTATCAAACCCAAGTATTCTTTTGTAACCACCTTCAACAGATGGCTCAAAGTTTTTTAACTCTCTTGCAGATCCGGGAGAGTTTATACCTTGTTGTAATGGACTCATATTAGTTATAAGACCTTCACGAAACTCAATGGGGTATGTTTGCCGTTTTGTAGGCATAGTTATCCTACTCTAAAAGAACTTACTGAAGTATGCCCACGTGTAATTACAGTAGATCGCAAATAATCATAACGATTAATATATAAACTACGCATACTTTTTATTTCATCTAAAAATCTTTGTTGCATCATTGATGCTTCTTGGGATTCGCCTCTAAACAGGTAAGCATAATGCATTGCCCCATCTATAATAGTATTACGAAATTGTTCAGGTATAGCAGGAACATCTGAATGACTTATTAAATCTACAGGTAATCTATAGTACTCATAACAAACTATGTATGCTTTATCTGGTGCTGCTACAAATCCAAACTCTAGGCTGGGAGTTCTAAATACATAATCAGGTAAGGCTCTTGCTGTTGTTGAGTCATTGTACTCTATATCTACATGCTTGTCTAGATATTCTTCATAGGTAATTACATTTAATCTTTTTGTAGCATTTCCTAAAGTAGCATCTCGTTTAATTCTAAAGCTACTAAAGTCTATTGTTTTACAGTCTGAAGGAAACGCATATCTTACTGTTCCTGCCGTTAAAGTTTCTTCTTGATCTACATGATTAAAGGGCCACTCATACTCATGTTGGTTTATATATCTAATAGACGCATTAACTGCATCTTTTATGGCACTATACTCACCTACAGCAGCAGAAAAATTAACAGAAGTAAGTTCTACTTCATTTAATCTGTGATTAACATCATTAACTAAACCTATGTAGTTATATGCCATTTATCTTTCCTTTACTCGTAGCTTTATAGTACGTTCTACTTGGCTGCCTGTAGTGTCTATTATTCTACAAAAAAACGTATACATTTCATTAGCAGTACCACCTCCTATATTAATGGTGGCTACTGTGGAAGTTTGTGTTTGAGAAACATTTTGTATAGTATCTGAGCTTGCTGCACTAGAAGCTACAGCCAGTGTTTCCCCTGCCGCTAATACTGTTTTAGTAGTATAGCTATTACTTTTGATAGACCAAACAACAGAATTTAATGTAGCGGTTCCTAAAAAACGTGACCAATCTACGCTNTAATCTAACTGTTCATCTGGGTCTTTATTAGGCCAAGTAAAACTCATTTATTAATCCTCTGTTGCATATACTGTACGTTCAGCAGAAGTACTTTGTCGNTCTATATAAACTTTTCTATTTTCTTGTTCTACTAAATATGTTCTCTCTGCTGATGTAGACATTAAGCTGCTCTATCTATTAATATAGTTCTTCTTCTACTGTATAAGTCTTTAACTGCGAAAAAGTCAAATACTACTGCAGTTTGCGTTACAGCACCTACGGCACCTGTACTAACAACGGATGTAGGTGTTTGATTTGCTTTGCCCGTAACTGACTCAAATGTATTTACTTGTCCTGTAGATGTAACACCAGATAGACTTGTTGTGTTACTATGTTCTAATAAACCTATTGAACCTGTACCAACTACACCTGTTAGTATTGTAAAGTTGTCAATTGTTATTTGACCTATAGATACTGTAGATGTAACACCAGATAGGCTAGAAGAGTTTCCTATTCCTACTGAACCTATAGCACCTGTAGTAACTAAACTTGCATCAACCCGTTCTGATATGTCAATTTCAAAACCACCAGCATTTACTGCGGTTACAGATACGGTAGCTGAAACACCTGTGACAGACCTATTAGGTGATAACGAACCAAATATAGCTGATCCAAAAGTACCCGTGCCGTAGAGGGCATCATTAGTACCATAGATAGCCATAGTTTAAGCTATCCGAACAATAGCGTTACTTGCATTTGCTGCTGGAAATTCAATCGTTAAGTCACCTGCTGTAGCAGTTACTGTACCACCAAAATCAATAACACATATAGCTTTATTAGATTGACCTGCATTATATATAATACATCCTGTACAACTAATAGTTACATTTTCAAAAACTTCATCTGCAAAGTCTAAAAAAGCCGTAGTACCACTTGTAGCAATTGCTGCACTACCTAGAACTTGTCCACCTGCAGAATAATTAGTACCTGAAGCTTCATCACTATTACCTGTTACATCAGAATAATTAGTAGTAGCAACACCATATGTTCCTGAATCACTAACTTTAATTAAAGCAAGCTTAATACTATCCGTGTCTAAGTCATGTATACCACCTAGTAGTTCAGTCTTAAAACTAGTACACATTGCTGTTGTAATACCCATGTTATTCTCCTAGTAAATTTTCTTCATTGATAAAATAATGTCATACGTATCTCCAGAACTGTGTCCTGTAGTAGTTAATAATACATCACCATTAACACCGCTACCTGCATTATTTATCAGCCCACCAAAACTTTTATAATCAGAATATCCTTCTGAGTCTATTTTAATTTTTCTAGCAGATATATTACTACTAGCATTCCAAAACAACTCAGCAGACATACCTACAGTATTCCACCATATTCGTTCTATAGTAACACTACTTACAGCATTACCATGTGCATCTGTGCTTAATGCACTTGCATCTACTTTAGCAACAGCCGATTCTCCTGAGCCGTCACTTACATTTCTAAATCTCATAACAAGATCAGATGGGCCATCTAATAATGTTTCACTTGTAACAGCATCAGCCATTTTAATTCTCCTATGTCATAAAAAGTGGGGCAAGTTAATCCTGCCCCACTAAGTATTATTATGCTAGTTGATCACGATCAACTTCATTAGCAGCTAAACTTCCGGGATTGTCTATGTTCATAAGAACCATCCAAACACGAATTTTACCACCTGTTGGTGCTGTACCAGCAGCTTGAAGTTCTAGATCCAT